GCAGTTGGACCAATTTGGTCCAATGGTTTGCTGCACCATCACGATGTTAGGCTACGGACTTCTTAACATTCTGTCTAGATCTTAGATACTTCACAATCCACCAATCTGCGATACCATATGTGGGATCGCCCTCTGACTGTAGGGTCTTTGTGTAGCCGAGGAAGTCGGGCATGTAATCGTTAACCTCTTTGATGATTTGAGGGAGATCATCAAGGAAGTGTGGGATATCTATACCAAGTCTATATTTATCCCTTTTCATGCAAAATTCTACAAATTGATCTCTTAGAGGATGGTACTTCACATTCTCTAGGATTGACAGTTGGCGTAACGCAACCGTCTTAGGATTCCAGATTTCAGGATCCATATAACGCTCAAGGTATCTCAATCTACCCAGTGCCCTGAATGTTGAGTATACCCCTACACACACGCCATTCACCCGGTATTGTGCGCAATGCCATCTGCGCAAGTATGTGCAGTCATTGGTAGATACGTATTGCTTACTGGCATTCATTTCTAGACCATGGGATTGATACGTACCTATTACATCTTCCACAGTGATTCCGGGGTAAGTCAGAATCCCGTCATCGCCAAGACACTGTGAATTTGGGTTCAGCAGTTTGCCAGCCCGCTGTGCGGCCTCGAACTGGAGGGCGCGGTGAGATAGTGTTTCATCGGCATTGGTACCTCCAGAACCTGATCCCATCCCATGCTTTCCATAGCGAATCAGACCATAATTGTACATTAGAGGAATCATGTACTTAATGGGAAAGACTTGTTCTAACCAGTTGGCATAATCTGAATTTGCAGCGAAGATGCGAGACAGAATGCTTTTGGCAGCATCTTGCATGTCCGGGTTGAAATGCTGGTCGAACTTAGTAAAATCGGTGCACACTATCAGATCACTCTTACCTTTCGTGTCGAACAAGGTAGTAATCCTCCGATCAACCGCGTCATTGCTAACCCACGCACTGACGATATTGTTCTTCTGGGCGACCTCAATTAAGGGTTGATAACACCGAAGTTCACTGATGTTAACTGCGAATGGAAACATCCAAACCACACGCTGTTTAACATCATCCTCTTTGCTGCCCCCTTCTTGGCCTCTCCACCCCAAAATAGCGCAAGCATTGCCATCCCAATGATTTAGCGCCTGATATACGTCTCTATCCATCCAACGTAGAGTATACGGCACAGTGTCTTCCACTACGCGGCGACGTTTGGTGAAGTACGGAGAACCAGAATTGGTAGACTTCTTCATAGCATTTAGAGTTCTCTCTGTGCTACGTAAGCGCAGGCCTTTCGCGCTGCCCCACTCAGCCAGCACTGCGTTAATTGCTGATTGCCGAATGGGTTCTGATGACAGGAGAATGTCATCATAGTAATGATCCACATCAGACATGCGGTCCCTCAATGGCTTCATGACTGATAATGGTCCGACTTTGGCCTTCATGTCGTTTTCAAACTCCCACAGAGAAGGCCATCTCTTGTCAATCGACTCGAGAACTGCACTCCATCTGCTGAGGAGTTCCTCAGTTGACTCACCTTTGGCGAATGGTGTGTCATAGATGTCGGGCTGTCCTTTGACAACTCTGCCAAAATAAGACTGTAAGCCCTTGGTTGCTGTAGAGGAAAAATATTTTCCTATTACAGACTTAGATTCGTTATTTTTAGGCATAACGATAACCTCCTTTCAAAATTTTGTAAAAGTTTAAAAAATTTAC